AAGCTTCTTTTCCTTCGGCCATACGAGACGCATGCATCAGTTGTGCGTCTGACATTGCCATCTTCGTTCTCTGCTTGTTAGCATAAATCTTACTTCCAGCAGAAACGGCTAATTTAATTGCCGATAACCACATAATTAATACCAGTCAGCTTTACTTTTTTTCTCTGCAAGCATTGCTCTTTGGCCTTTTACTTGAACTGATTGAGTTTCGTTTGGTTTTGACACTTCAACCTCAACTCCACCATTTGCAAAGCCATCTTTGTTCACAAACATGCTGTGATCAACATGAGTCATACCTGCGTGACTTGATTTTTTATTTTTTTTCATATTTATTCTCCAGTTTTTCGAATGATTGCAACATTTCCAGGCATTTTATCCGAACTCGGAAGAGTTTTACCTAAAATAGTTTTCTCAATCGATGTATTAGCTCTTAGTTTAGCCAATTCTTCGTTTTGATCAAGCTTTTCTTCTTGTAAATCTTGATTCATCATTGCTCTTGACTTATCTAGACTTAATCTTGCGTCTGCTTGCATACGTTTTTGCTCATTGTCCATAGCTCTAAGGTCTAATTCTCTTGCTTTTAGTTTAGCAACAGGGTCATTTCCAAAATCACCCATAATTTTGTTCTCTTCATCCTTAAATTCTTGTGTCATATCAGAAATTAATTTAGCTTTTCTTGCTTCAATAGCTAAATTTAAAGATAAAAGTTGTTGTTGAATTTCAGGAGCCTGCGCCATAGCAGGATTCATTTGAGTCATTTGTTGTAACTGCATCAATTGTTGTATCTCTTCTCTAAATTCTACTTCTAACTGTTCTTGTGCCATTAAACTTATGTGTTCAAAAATATTTTTTTGTAATGCACCCATAATCATAGGATTATTTTTAACCATATTAGTTGCCATAAAATTTAAATGAGAAGTTATGTGAGCTCTGTGATCCTGACCTTTAAATGCTTGAAAAGGTTTACCTGACATTGCCATAATATTTTCTGCAGCTGGATCCATAGGTTGTGGTGGTTGTGGTGGTGGCAAAATTCTGTTTACATCTTTGACACCAATTGCAGTGTACATATCTCTATATGCTTCATATAAATTATGAAGCTGTGGATTAGACATTGCAAGTTGTAATTCTGTTTGAGCTAAAGTTATTCTTTGTGATTGTGAAAATATATTTGGATCAGCTATAGGAAGTATGTCTATTTTATCATCAAAGTCTGCAGCTTTAATATTTCTTTGTCCACCTACAACATCGTAAGGATATTCTGGTGGCAGGTAAGTTTTAAATACATCTGCTAATAAAACAAATTCTTGTTTCAACGCCACATACAATCTTTTATGTATGGCTGACATGACCCTGGAGCCACGCTCTAAGAGGGCAATGGTCGTTCCAACAGCTGCCTGTTGGTTGCCGTCACCGACCTGCATGTCAGCTATGGCGGCAAATCGTTGACCTGCTTGAACCACTATTCCCATTAATTGTAATAATGTTGCTGATGGTTCTTTGAAAGGTAAAGGCATAAATGCATCTCTGATATTTCCTCCAGGTGCATCCACATCTCTAAACTCTCCAGGTTGGATCGATTGCGCTTCATCTCTAACACGAATACCTCTTTGTTTAAATCCTGCTGGCATATTTGAAAATGTTCCAGCATCTAACAATTGTCTTAGTGCATTCGTTGCAGTTCTTGATAATCCACCAATCATGTGGATTAAGCCAAAACCATAAAAACCTAAACCAGGTAAAAATTTAAAATGTGTAAAATATTCAATTTTATTTTTTAAAAGGTCTTCAGCTTTATAATTTCTTCTAACAGATAAAACTTCTCTTGATGATGTATCGATTGTTATAATGTAAGGAAGTTTTATTCCTGTTGGATTCTGTTCTTCATCTTTGTCTTCAAAACCTTCAAGGTCTACGTTTGTGTGAAACTCTAGAATTGTAAACATTTGTTCATCTCTAGTTTTTGTAACACCTTCTAGTTCTCTTTCTTTTTTCTCTACTTCTGTTTCTTGTGAGTAACCTGGTGAAATTTCTACGTCTCTATAGAAACCGGCTACTTGTTTTTTTCTTAAATCGTTTTCTGAAATTTTTAAAACGTGAACTATGGCTTCTGCATCTTCTAAAGAGGTTGCAGTGTATGGAACTATCAGATCGTCTGCCGGTATAAATTTAGAAACGGCTCTGTCAAGAAGTTCATCATAATATACTTTCTTGAATGCAGAGCCGCTAAGAGGGAGATAAAAAAGTAACTGATCGAACTCGGGTTCATACTCTTTCATCTTATTCATGAGTTGATAGTTCATGAAGTTTTTTACTCTTGTAGCCTGGTCTTCTTTTTGTTTATTTACTACACCCATAATTTGAGTGTGCACTGGACCAGTTGCTGGAAGTAATTCTTTATAAGCGTGTGCTTGAAACTGTGTTACCGCTTCAGCTAATACAGGGTGCGTTGCACCACTTGCATTTGTAAACGGTTGTGATCTTGTTTGATATTTAAATCCTAATAAGTCTAGACCTTTTGTGTAGCCATCTTCCCAATCTTTTCTAGAGGCTTTGTATTGTGTATAATTTTCGTAAAGCTCAGAACCTAATCTACCTAAAACTTCTTCTGGTAATAGGTCTGCCAAATTATCAAAGTGTTCGTTAGTGCCTGGTTGATTTATAGCTTCAGGGTCAAAACTAATTGTTGCGCCACCATCTTCTTCTTGTGTTACTTCAACATCTTGAGCACTTTGTGCTTCTTCTATGTTGGCCTGAGATGCTTCTGCAATCTCCTCTTCACTAGGTAATTCTATTTCTTGCTTTACGTTTGGTAAAGACTTGTCTATTTCTGACATTGTTTTTCTCCGAGTTCGAAACCACTATAGTCTTTTTTCCAGGAACATTCAACCCTTGCGGATGAGGCCCTCTCTCTGGTGGTATCGTAGTTGTTAGTTTTTTAGTCATCTGTTAAAGCCTTATATCCTTGTATACCTAATGATAAACCTAATCCAGCTAAACCTGCTCTAGAAAGAATTGTTAGTCCTAATCTCCCTAATCCTAAACTAGCAATTTTTCTAGCAGCTGCAGGTAATCCTCTTGTTAGTTTTGGAGTTTGTTCTGCAAATACAGGATACAAATAATTTAATGGATCTGTTGCAATATCCACTGGTGAATCTCCTTCTGAAACCTGACTTGTAATATCCATGGCTGCTAATGGTGCTAGTAATCCTGGCGATGCTGCAACTCCTAGTCCTCTTCCTAAAGTTCTAAATCCTGTTTTAACTATTCCTGGTCTTTTTTGTTCAATTCCAAAACCTCTTGCTTTACTAGCTTTAATTGTTTTAGGTGCAACTGCAGCTGTCGATGCAGCAACAAGTGCTCCTGCTGCCGGTAGTTGATAATCTAAAATATCAGGTCTTGGTAGCTCTGTCGTGATTGGGTCTGTTGCCATTGCAACCAACATATTTTTTTGTTGATTTTCATTTGATAAATAAGTTGTTGGATCATCATTTCTAAATTGTTTTACAATTGCAGCTCCAACTGTTCCGGCAACACCAGCTGCACCAAATGTTTTGAAGCCACCTGATTTTAAAAAATTTGTAGCAAAAGTTTTTACCATTTGCATTTTAGGAGTTGGTGCATCTGCTTCGCTTAAAATTGTAGCAGCTTTAACAGGATTTTTTTCGATTGCTTTTGCACAACCTGGAACAGCTAGTCCACCTTCGTTTAATGCATTACAAAATCTTATTTGTTCTCCTTTACCCAAAGTTGAAACAGCTTTTCTTAAATCATTTTTTGTAACTTCAAAAAAAGGTCTAGCTCCCTTAACATCTATAAAATATCCTTTGTCTTTTGCAAACTTTCTTATGTCTAAACCTTTCTTAGCATATCTATCTAGATCGGCTTTATCATAAACACTTTCAACATCTGTGCCTTCAACCAAAGAAGCAAGTCTAACTTGATCAGCAGCTTCTTGTCCAAATTCTTTTGCTATACCTGCTAATCTTTTAGGGTTTGTTTGTTCATTAAATAATCTTATTTTTCTTTGAAACTTAGCTGTATCGTTTTTGTATTTATCTAAATAATTTATTGCTTTTGATAAATCAGATTGTTGTCCTGCAATATATCTATTTAAATCTGATCTTGTTAAATCTACAAACGCAGAAAAAGGTGCAATGTTGTTTCTGTAAGCTCCTTTGACAGGAATAATTTCATTAATTGATGTACGATATTTTTTATCAATACCCATCTCATCAAATATTTTATTCATTTCTTCGGTGTATGTCGTTTTAAAATTTCTAAAACTTCCCACTCCTTTTAATTCTTTATCAACCTGTCTTAGTCCTTGTTCATAAACAGGTGCAGACCAAGGATCTCTTTCTTTAAGATCTGTTAAACTTTTAAATATAAATCTTGCTTTATCTTTGTCAGGTTGAACATTAACTCCCCTAATTTTATCACCATCATATGCTCTTGCTAATATAGACATTGCATAAGATGCTTGATAAGGAGTTGCACCTCCTAAAACTTTTATGGCATCTGCCCTACCTTTTTTAGTCCACAAGAGTGGATTTTTACCATCAAGATAGTTTTGAATTACTTTTGATTTTTTAAATTTGTTTACTCTGTTAATAGTATCTTCTTGAACAAAACCTTGATCCATAAAATCTTTGTATTGTTTAATTTTATTATCAAGTCCTGTTTTGTTTATGAAAGTTTTTTTATTTGGTATTACTGTAAATTTAAATAATTTATTAAATTCTTTTCCTCTAGCAGAATCTTTTTGTGTTGATCTTAAAGATTTAATATTGGCCTCACCTATACCTGATTGTTTTGCAAATTCCTGTAATGTAATTGCATCTTTAGGAACTATAGCTGCATCTTTTGTTATTTTTGTTATTCTTCCAATTTCTGTATTTAATTGATCGTTTGTTAAATCTGCAATTTTTGTACTACCATGTTTTTTAATATAAGCATCTTTAAAAGATTTATTATTATCAAAAGCCTCTCCAATTTGTTTTACTCTATTTCCTCTTCCTTTTTTTAAGGGCTTAACGTTTTTGATATCTAAAACATTTAATAGTAAATAACTTGCTCTTTTTATCGCTGCTTGTTCTGATTTTATTTTTTCTATTTTTTGTACTTCTTTTATAAATTCAGCATTATCAAAATATTTTTGACCTTGAACTGTAAAAGTATTATTTTTAATCCATGCCTGAAGTTTTTCCATTAGACCTCCAGGATTTTAGCTAGGCCACCGCTTTTAAATCCTATCGGGTCGATACCTAATTGTATTTGTATTTCTCTAATCTGCTCTGGAAAGTCGTCTGGATTTTTTAAAACTTTATTTAATTGTTTAAAGTATTCTGTTTTTTCTTTGCCAACTAAACTTTTGTCTGTGCCTAAAGTTGAAAACAATCTTGATATGTCTTTAGCTTCAATGCCGTACTTACGTAGAGCTTGGAAACCCATTCTAGCAGCACCACCAACAAAAAATGGTACACGTCCACCATCTGCAAATTCAAAGTCTTCTGGGTTAACCGTTTGTGGGTCAAACATTCTATCAGTTACAGACCTACCTCTTCCATCTTTAACTCTTATAAGTCTTTCTGCAAATGTCTGAATGTCATTTGGATTTTCTATTTTTGCAATTGCTGTTGCAACTTTTGGTCCAAAATATTTTTGTACCAATAACAATGGGTCACCCATACCACCGCCACCACCTTCGGTCATAAATCTAAAATCATCTGCTTCCATAACACCAGATAAAGTTGTGCCACCCGGAAACTCTGGGTCTTCTAAATCTTTTACTCTGTTTAAAAAATCTCTAGCGTTTGCTCTAGCAGTTGGTTGAGCATTTTTTGATACACCTGCGTTTAAATAAATCTTATCTACAATGTCATCTATAATTAAATTAGTGCCTTTGACATCTTTAATTGACTCTAAACCTTGACCTGTAAATGTTGCTGCATCGGATTGTATCGGCGCTGCAATATCTTCTGGTCCTCCACGTGAACCTGGAGGTGGTAAATCTATATCATCTCTTAAAGACATCAGACCAGCTTTATCTAAGCCCCCAGTTCTTGTTGCCATATCTGTAACATTTGCTGGAACTGCAGGTGGAAAATAAACATTCTCCATCTTTTTCATATTAGATAATAATTTGTTTGCTTGAATATCATTTAGCTTACCAGCCACAGCATAACCTACTGAACCTGTTAATTCTTCTACTGCTTTTGATTGTGGTAATATAGCTAATGCTTCTTCATTGATGTCCATGTCTAACATCAGCTCTGGTGATTTACCTTTACCTAAAAAACTTACATTAGTTTTAGTTCCAAGAACTTCGTTAGTGTTACCACCTAATCTTTTAAAAGATTGAAGAATCGCATTTAATACCTGTCTACTAGCCATAATATTCTATTCTACTCCTATCAGGCAACGGTTCGTCTTTGTAAGAATCTTTGTTACGAACTAAGCCACCTTGTTTAATACGCATAATCGCCTGGGTCATAGAGTCGACATAGTCATCGTAATCTCCATGCGGAAATGCTGCGCATTCTTCCACAACTTCCTGAGCGAAATGTTGGTGCATAGGAGCCCATATCAATCCTGTCTCAAAAAGCGGTGATACTGAATTTACTCTTGCATGCTTATCATTTCCTCGGCTCGGTGTAAAGTTAACAACTGGGATTCCCATATCTCTTAATTCAGCTGTCAAAGGTATACCCGAGGCTTTGGCCTCAACGATTACCATATCAGGACGCCAAAATAGATATTCTTCGTGAGCAACTTTCTTTAGTTCTGGAAACTCATATCTATCCTTAAAAGCGTTTAATAATATTATATTCATTCCGTGGTCCTCGGTCTCAAAGACTCCCCACGTGGTTATAGCTGAAAAGTCAGCAGATTCTTTTTTAAGAAAAGCTGTATCGTATGATTGTAATATAAACTCACATTTAGGTGGATCTTTGTCCTCCCAGTCTTGCCACCAGTCACGTTTAATTATAGCTCCTTCTTCAGCTGTCGGCTGTTGCATATACTGAGCATTCCAATTGTTAACTGGAATAGATGCTTTAGTTTTTTGTAACTCGTCCTTGGTCCAGTATTCTGGCCACACGGGTTTACCATCGGGGAGCAGGGCTGGTAGTTCTACAACGTCCCATTCATCAGAGTTCTCTTCTCCCTGAGCCTTGATTAATTGTCCAGTCAAATCTTTTGTAGACCAACGGGTCATTACAACAACGATACGACCTCCTGGTTGCAAACGTTGACGTGGACCTGATGTATACCAGTTCCATGCTTTATCGAAGGACTTACTATCTTTTTTAATATCTTGTTCTTTGTGTGGATCGTCAATGATTAGTAGATCAGCACCACGACCTGTTATTGCTCCACCAACACCAGCAGCGAAGTATTCACCTCCCTGTTCCGTTTTCCATTTACCAGCGGCTTGTGAGTCCTCCATCAGTCTAGTGTCGAATAGTTCTTTGTAATTTTGTTGGTCTACTAGATTCTTAGTCTTACGACCAAAGTCGACAGCAAGATCAGCCGTGTGTGTTGCTTGAATGATCTTTAACCGGGGATCAAGGCCAACCATCCATGCCGGAAGTAAGTATGAGGCAAACTCCGACTTTGTATGTCTTGGTGGCATGTTGATGATTAGACGTTTAATTTTCCCCTCAGCGAGGT